CCATCAATACGATTATCTTGTTTAGACTTATAAGACTCTCTAGCAAGTTTAACGCCGTCCATACAAAGTGCGACTTGTCTGTAGGTCACTTCGTATCCTAGTATCGCTGACCATATCTTTGCAATACGAGTGAAGTTATCTAGGGGGTGGTCGTACGCATTATTTCTATCTCCAGTAACTAATCTAGTTGCCTCATCTAGTATGTTTTTAGGACTACCCTGTTCCATATTGTTTTGGTCGTTCATAGTTACTACGAGTTCTCCTTGTCTGTGTCCGTAATCTGCTTAATAATCTCGTTAGTTTTGCTTTCGTTTAATCCTTCATTTGGTAATTCTCGAAGAGTTTGAGCCCTGTCTCCGAAGATAGCAGATAGTACTCCACCAGCTCCTTGACGCTCTACAGTCATACGAATAAACTCTCGTGAGTCGTCCAAATCTTTAATAGTTTTTAACATTTTAAAGAATCTGTCCATCTCTTGTCCGACGTTTGGGTCGGGGTATCCGCCGTTCAAATCTTCGCTAAACTTAGCGAAAGCCACTCTTTGGCCCTGCATTTCAAGTAAAGCGTTAATCAAAGACTTCAACTGTTCTTTAGTTTTAACCTCTACTGGTAGGTTAAAAGCACAAGTGTTTTGTGGTTTAAAAGCAGGGCAGTTAGCGGCAACAAAGCACGTATCGCATACCCGCAAACTAGTGCTGTTGGACCTTAATGTGGTGACATCTTTAATAACCATGTTGCCATCATCATCGGGTTCAAGTACTCTCTGAACCTCTACTCCAAGCACGGGTAAAACACCCATTTCTTCTGGTTTACGTTGTTCAAGTTTCCGCATACCAACCCCCCTCGGAGTAACTTCAGCAGGGGGTGTTTCCGCATTTTGTTGGGGTACTAGTTCATCACTCATAGTTACTACGTTCTCTCCTAATCGACGATGCCAATCCTCGTATTGTTGGTAAGACCAAACAGCAAGCTTTGATATTTCTACTGCGTCGTCTGCCAGTATCTTATCGAAATCTAGACCAGCCCGCTCGTATATGGACTTGTATCTAGGGCGTGATTGTTCTTTCATACGCTTAGGATAACGAAGCAGTTTTGTTCCATCCCAAACAATCGTTTCTCCACGCATCATGGGGGATAGCCAAGAAAGGGTGCTAGCGGTCTCTACAGGTACCTGTCGCAGGTTGTCTGGCTTGGCGCTAGCCAAAGCATGGAAAGTAGTTCCGTGTATGGTACTGAGTCGCCTAGTCTTTGCTGACAAACTGGTTTCATTTTCAATTAAATTTCCAGGCAAAGCTACGTTTAAATACCGAACTGCAAGGCTCTCTAAGTCCTCTCCATGCCATACAGGCCAGAACTTTTCCTCTGGCACATCGGACCAACTGGTAACTCGCTGCTCGTCTATGAACAACTGGGTAAGCTGTGGGTGGTCTACCTCAGTAAACCCCTCAATCCTGTCTAAGTTCTCAGCTACAAACGCTTCGTAATCAGCTGCAAAGTCAGCTAACTCAGCTTGAAGGAAATCTCGTTTAAATGGTATTCCAGCATTTAAAAAAAGCCTGACGTTGTCTGGAAAATAATTTTTTAGCTCGTATTTTATCGTTTTAGGCATGCCACGTCTTTGAAGGCCCCAGAAGCTGACTCCCATGCAGCTAGCTCCAGCTGCAGTCAAAATAGTTCTATTGCTAGGAACCTCTGCACCTAAATAAACTATGTTCATATACGTGGGTCCTCGGCAATAAGCTGAACCTGTCTATCTAGCTCGCCTTGAATGTCTTCCCAACTACGTCGTCCTTCACGCCCATCTGGTCTAAACTTGTGACTTAAGTACTTAGGATGTAAAAACAGGAACACTCTTATTCCGTTTTCTATACACAATTTAGCCAATTCTAGGTCAGCGGTAATCACTAAAAATATAGGGCCTTGTGCTTGAAGTTTCTGAACTTTAGCAAAATCCTTTTTTTCTGGCTCTACACTCTCTAAACCAGTATTATCAATAAAACCGTCTAAATCTGTAAACCTATGTTCTTTGCACCATCTAGACGCTTCTTTTTCGTCGTCTACACCTAATACAACTTTAGTTCCATTGTTTAAGGCTCGGTAAACAGAAATACCTTCAAAAATTGGTACTTTTGTATCGGTTCGTAAAACACCGTCGATAAAAAATATAATTGACACCGTTTATGCTCCGAATTCTGTTTCGTTTAACTGCGGTTAATGCGTTGTGAAGCTGCCCTACGAATAAGAACGCTAGCGTCTGCTAACTCTGAGCCGTATGTTTTTTCAGAAAAAGTTTTAAAATCCGATTCTTTTAATTCTTTTAACTTCTGCAGTCCTTGAACAATACCAGACCGTTTACCAGACTGCCAACGGTAATTAAACCAATCACCGTAGCCTTTTCCAGATTCACTAAACGCATGTTTTCTTCCAGAATGTATATCTTCGTAAAGACCGACAGCTTGAGTCAACGCGTTATCTCTTTCTCTTGAGGCGTTTACTCTAGCAGACTCGTTGGAAGATTGTTCTAATTTAGACATGGCAGAACCGTATCGTTTTAAGATTTCAATTGCCATGTCTTTGTCTCGTTGCGTTTTTTGTTCCCATGAAGGGTCCATTACAAGTTCCTCTGTATTTGGAGTAACAACCCACGCATCATCGGTTAACGAATACGCAGCGTATGGCTTTAAATCTAAAATATTTGGTTTAATGTTTACGTAAAAAGTTAGTTCAAACACTCCCATGAAGTTTGCGGTTTCTGGATAAATTTCTTCCCTAAAACCTTCATTGAACATTTGGGAAATCTCTTTATTGCTAAATCTAGCGTAGTCTTCATTAGACTGACGGAATCCTATGAAGTCCACTCCAACAAGGCAGTCTAGGTCTGCGGGCTCTCTGTGGGCGGCCCATTGGTATGAAACACCAGACCCTGCCAACCAGACGTGCATCCATGACTCAGAGCCCGTAAAACGGGAGTTCACATGGTTAAATAGTATTTGAAGGATAGAATTTCTAACCTTAGGGATTACTTTCCCATTTCTAAACAATCTAGGGTCTAATCCCGCAGAAGGCCTGCTAAAAAACGAGGTCTCCGCAGGTTCTAGCATGTTTAATCGTCCTCGTCTTCGTCTGGGTCATCATCATGATAACGTTTAGCTCTTGGTTTAAAGTTTATATTATATCTAGTTGTTTCTTCTGGTCTATCTTTATTTATTCCAGAAACAAATCCGCAATCGGTGTGGGCTTCAACAAATCTTGAAGATAACAACCATAACGCAGTTTCATTTTCATTTTGTTCCATTTGCAATGATGCACCACAAGTGCAAATCATTTCTACGAACATGGCGAACCCCCTGTCGTTACAGTTTACAAGATTTTAGATTTGGCGTCTATCCAAAGCATCTCGCACTGAGGCCCCTACGCGCTGGCTATCCTCACCCCCAGTTTGCTTCAAATGCTGGGAAACAGCCCATGCCAACTCCTGAGTGCGTATCGCATCCCCAATCTCTTGACAGCCTTGCTTAATGTCTGTAACTACAGCCTGACGGTCTACGGCCAAGGGGGTAGCTAAATCAGTCACAGCTTTCCATACTCCGCTATCTAGTTTAATTAATAAGAACGCAGTGACTCCAGAACGTTGAACCATATCTGTACTATCAGTTGTAGGAGTTTCTACTTTTTGGTCTTCTGTCACTTGTATAGTCCCTTCGATTCGTGGTGCTTAGTCATATTAAACGATTTAACTGGACAAAAATCACACAGATATATCTTAGGACCTGTTGGAGTAGAAGACAACCCAGCATCTGCTCTGTCTTTAGCAGTTCCTGGTTTTAATACTTTCTTTTCTGACTTATAGTCAGGGCACTGGCCTTTTGGTCTGTTGTGTTGTCCATAACAAGCCATAGCATCTTCTGCAAACTGCATCTTAGTTGCATAAAATTGGGTTCCAAAAGCGTCTAATCCAGACGAACCACCACCTTGTATCTGTTCAATAACCTGTGGCCTCATCTTTTCAGACATCCAGATAACGGCTGGTACGTTGTACAAAACTCCTATATGGTCTGCACCGTGACGCTCTACAGTTATTTCTAAAAGTACGTTGCTTGGGTCTTGGTCTGCTGAAGGCAGCTCATCAATGGTTTTACAGGTACGACAAACTAATAACCTAAAATGGGGTTCTTGTTCAGCTCCACCGTCATTTAAAGTAGACAGGTCTAAAACCATTTAATGCTCCTAATCGTAGAACGTGTAGCCTATCAGATAGGACTAACTATTTCGTATTTTTTTTAGATTTCTTTAAAACTGAGTAATATCCACCAGCGTGGATTCTTAAATCGTTTGGATTAGTCTCACCAAGTTTATTTAGCTTAGCTAAAGTTGCTTCTTTGTCGTATCCGACTGTATGTTTATAGACGTCTCGACCTTCAAACTCTGGTCTGTCAGGGATGTTTTGTAGTTTTTTAGGCGCGGCCACGTTTTGTACCCACGTCAGAACGGTCTCCACTCATAACGGTTTCTG